CATTCCACTTTTCCAAGTCTATTTTCTTAAAAAATATTTGCAATTCATGTAGTTTCACGAATCAAATATAGTAATTAAATCGGTAATTGAGCCATTTGAGCTGTAAAAATGGAATTTATAAATCAAAAACACTAACTAAAGTATATTTCGCTTTCCCTTTTTCTCCTTGTAACTAATCCGTTCAATACCTTACCACCACCTTTGTTCCATTTCGCAAACTCAACTTTTATACTCAAGTCGCTAGGGTTAATATTTACCTTTTTAAGTAGCGTAGAGGACTTAAAATTACCTATCCCTACATTATACACAAACGAAGTTAAAGCGTTCAATTGATTAGCGTTTAAATCGCTTTTAACAACCTTGCGGACTTCACGCTCAAAGTCTTTATGTATAGAATCAAATAACGAACTTGCACGCTCTAACGTAATTGGTGCATCGCTCATAGTAACCTTGCGACCATCTTCGTACATCGTGTTTCCGTATCCAATTGTAGCAACTTTTGCTGGACACAAATAAGGCTTTAAACTAAGACCTTCAAATTCTTTAATTATGCTATTCATTGTGTTTATTTAGAACTCATTTATTAGGCAATAGCTTACTTTAGTTTGTTTATTTGTTTCGTGTAGTTTTTTAAAATTATTCATTTGCTCTAAATAGGAATCTCTCTCATTTATCACTTGACAACCAGCAGACCAGCCACCTATAAACCACTTTACAACCTTTGAATTACTTTCGCTAAAGTCATATGTATTAGTGTGGTAATTTATCCCATACCACCCAGATATAGGGCTTCCCAATTCTTCGGATTTTTTATTCATATTACCGTCTCGGTAAACTTTAACCTTTGCACCAACTTGACGTAATGCAGGCATTTTCCCCCTATGTAGTCCATATTCCCAAACGTCATAATACCATTCATCTGCCTTTAAAATAGCTGATCCATATTTATTGAAAGACTTGAATCCTCCTTTTAATTGTTCGCCACCCGGATTAGTTGTACCGGTCAATACCCTAACAAATTTCTCTCCCATGTATTCATAGAATTTATCATCATAAGTATCGTACAAATCTGCCTTACTGCGAACACCGATAATCCAATGACCTAAAGGTATTTCGGTGAAACCATCGAACTCTTTTACTCTATCTAATAATTGCTTGTCTGTATAGCTTTTTACTGATGTCATATTATTTGATTATGCTATTCATTATTTATATTTTTTGTCAAACCAAAGTTTCAAAAAGTAAGACACCACAAATAAAAGTAATCCAAAAATGAACTTCACTAGGTCGCCTATAAACATTTCGTAAATTGGATTATTTATTTGTAAACTTAAACGCGGAAAACTAGCGTATCCCAACAACCCGATAATTATACATATTTTTGTAGTAAAAAAATCAACAATCCTATCAACCATTATAAGACCTTTGTAGTGCGTGTAAAAATAACTCTCGCAAGTCCTATTCCACCCATTAACAACCCTACTGCGCTTAACATAATACCAGTACCGCTCAACTCAGATAATGCTTCCGCACTTTCAGGTATAAAATTAAGAGTAAAAGAAAAAGTTAAGGCAACTACTAAGCTATAAAGGAATCTTTGATAGTTCTGTTTAACCAGTGTAACTAGATTGAATGTACCGTTCTTTATGTATGGTAGTGAAGCCCACAAATTGTAAAGGAATCCGCCCTCCATTAAAATGAATGTCATTAATAAAATCATTTTTATATCTATGTCATTTACCACTATCATATTATTATAATTTTATTGATTATTCCATCGGTATCGCCTTCGCCCTCCCATAGTAAAGGCTTTATCAAATCTAAATAAGTTACTATTTGTTTTCGATAGCTCGTAGCCATTGCCATCGCTTCACGCTTAGCTTCTTCGATACTTGCAATCACTTCATTGCTACCTTGTGCCGTTTGTGCGCCCTTATTCGTTGTCTTAATGTGGTTCGCCTTGCTTATGTAAGCTTTAACATTATACGCTATGTAAGGCTTTAAATAAGTGCCTATCAACGTGTCGTATTCTGCTCCTGAATTAATCACAACCGCATCGTACAAATCAGTTCCCAATAAAGTCATGACTTGTTCCCACTCAACCAATTGAATTACATTATCTTTAATGCTTTCCATGTCAAAAGTGTTCGTGAAAACTAACGATTTTATTTCTGCCTTACTCGCTATCATTTGCCACTTTTTTAGCTTGTTCTAAATCCATCCCCATTAACCCCAATAAATGGGTAATTGTATTGACCCCTATTGTTTCTTTATTTGAAAGTAAATCTTTTATGGTCGCCATGTCGTTTACTAGATTCATTGGACTTTGATTGTTAAAAAAAACTTCTTCTCTTGCGTGGGGCGTATTTTCGTAAGCTTTCAAAACAACTTGCATTATTTTATCTTGCTCATTTCTAACTAGCTTTTCTGCTTGCTCCCACTCGTTACGTAGTTGCTGATTGTTACCCATACTTCCAGCGCTTTCTAAACCCGCTAAACTTCTGAACCAAGAACAAGCTTTAACTATATTGTTTTCTACCATTTTTTGAAGCTCTAAATAACTGCCCTCTTTATCCATCGGATACTGAACATACTCAGGGGCTAAAACGTCTCCAACTTTTGGAATTACCAAAGTTTTACCACTTCTGCCATTAGAAGTTCCTTTTAATTCAAATTCAATTTTCTTTTTAAATTCTTTAAGCTCACTCGCATTAGTTACGTCTCCAGCGTCCATGAATAAAATACTTGACAATGTGATTCCATTTTCAAATTGATTAGCGTTGTATTGACCAATCAAGCTTTCTACTTGTGCATCGTAAAACGCACCCGACCAAATAGGAAAAGGATAGTCAATTAAACCAGTCTCATAATCCATTATAGTAATAATTCTTCTTTTTTGGTTTCCATCTATCGTATATTCAGGATATAAGGATAATACGCTAGGAGATATTTTTGTGTCGTTCCAATCTTTAGAAATTGCTACAAATTCAGGACTTTCTCCTAAATATTCTACAAATCGAACAGTACTTGCGTCTAAATGGTATAAATATACTTCTTTACCTATTCTAACCTCCTCAATGAAGCCATATCCGTATGTCCGCCTATCCTTAGCCACTCTTTTGCTAAATTCGTGCCAATCATAGTATTTATTGAAATCCATAATTAGCTTTGACTTAAACGCATCGCTAGCCACTACTTCACCATAGCTTACATAATCTGCAAATGAATTAATTACCGCTTTTAACGTGCTACTTTCTTTTACTATTTTTGAAACAATTTGAGGAAATAAATTATTTGATGTCGTAGATAAAACTTTGACGCCCTTTTTAGATATAACTCTTGGCTTGTCCGTATAGTCAGGAAGTTGTGTAATGTTATTTTGTATCGTGAAGCTTTGCCCTATATTTCTTTGGCTTGGTAGTTGTTGGTTTGCTTTCTTCATTTTTAATGAATTTTATTAGATAACGAAATTCTGAACGCAAAGATAGCTTATAAATAGTATCTGCACTTTCAATATTAAAGTCAAGGAGACCAAGCCCCTTGACATTAATTTTCTTATCCTTTAATTCCTTTTTTATTACCCAACTCATAATTAAACGTTAGTCGCTGCTAACAATTCAGCTACAATAGCAGTCGCAGTTGTTGCAGTAACTCCACTCAATCCACTTAACACTCTTAATGGTTCGCCTTGGTCTGCCATCATAGTCATAGAGAATAAATTGTCGTCAGTTTTTGCACGTCCTGAAGTTGATTCAAAACTTTTGAAAGCTGCAAATCCTTCGTCTAAACTTTCGGCATCGTAACCGATAAATAAAAGTCTGTCAGAGTCGTACATTCTTGCAACCATATATTGCTCACAAGCGTTCTTGATCTCCGTTAGCTCTTTACGTTGCCCAGCCGTTGGATTAGGAACTGCAAAGTTTACATTCACTTCGTTGCTCTTTTCCATTGATTCCGTTACTTCGCATTCGCCACGTTTAAAATTTACTTGTCCGAATCCTGAACCCGAAACCGCAAACTCGATGTTTGTAATATCGTGATTTGCGCCTAAAGTAATTACTGAAATATCTGATGTCTTAATTGTAAAGAGTTGCTTAACTCCTGACGTTTTCGGGCAATTAGTACCCGCTGTTGATGTTAAAAATAAACTAGCTGCCATTTTTTTATGTTTTTTTTAAAGGGAGCTATTAACTCCCTTTTATTATTAAATTTATTGAGGTCTGTAAAAAGTAATATCTGCTCCGTTTGTGTAATTGACATCAAAAGCGTAATCGCATCTGTATCTTACCGTTCTGTCTCCGTTGTTTTCAAACATTGGGATAATTGCTAAGTTGTTTTCTTCTCCGCTCAAAGCAGTTCCGAAATGCAAGTTAGAAACATTTGCACCAACTATAACGTTGTCAGAAACGTAAGGTAGAACCATCATTCTTGAACCTAAAAAGTCCATTTCTTTTGAACCTACAAAATAAGAACCCGCTCCGTTAGCTGCATTAGCTTGAGCCAACGTGTAAGCCTTTGCAACTTTCTTATTCATAATAAAATAGAAATCAGGGTCATCTTCAACAGCTTCTGAAAGCTCATTGTAAACGTCTGTTAAAATAGCTAAAATGTTTGAGCTATTGATAAAAGAAACACTAGCAGAAGAAGCTCCGTATGTTCCGTATCCGCTTGAATCAACAGGTATGCTGAAAGTTGTTCCGTTAAGAACCGTAATCGCTACTGATAAACCATTCAAAGCAGTAAAGCCAGTACCAGTTGCACCAGTAATCGAAACTAAATCGCCGTTAGATAAGTTAGCCGTAGTTGCAACCGTTACAACTGCAGAAGCAGCTTTAGAAATTGCACTAGCCACTAAGCTACCAACTCCAACCTTTGGAGTCAATTTGTTTACGTCCGTTCCCGCTTCGAATTTTGCTTCCAATCCAACAACTACGCTAGACGCAGAAACTGTGATTTTAGACAAAGAACCCGCTTTAACAGAACCTCTCCAAATTGAAGCATCTAAAAATTTGCCGTTTAATAAAGCTCTTTGCTCAATGATTGCATCTTCTAAACTTGCTGGCGGAACAAAGTCTCCACCTCTCCCACGTGGTTGCTGTGAAGCGTACCATGTAGCATTTAAGCTAGAGTAGTCATATTCAAAAGCATTCATAAAGGCTTTAGGGTCTAGATACTTTTCATCTAAAGTAAAAGAACCAGCCGAAGCAAAAGCAGCAGCAGAATCAGCGATAGTTACCGTTGAATCAAATGTCTTAATTACTTGTCTAGAATCAATATCAGAGTGAACGGTAATCATTCCACTTTCAATTGTTTTACCTCTTAATACTGATTGTGCTATTACAACCTCTAGGTCTTTGCCTGCGTAGGTGTTCGTTGTGATTGTTGGTGTTGCCATTTGTTATTTGAATTTTTGGTGTGTGTTAAAAATTTGTTTCCATACGGGTTCGTTTACACTTACCTTTTCTACGTTCTTGGTAGGTGTAGGCTCTGCAAGGTTTTTGATAGCCAACTTAACGGCATTATCAATCAACTCCTCTTGCGATACCGCATTCTCTACTATCGCTTCTTCTTCAACTACTGGAGCTTGTAACGCTTCCAATTCAGCTTTTAAAGATTCTACTTCCGCTTTTAAAGATTCATTTTCAGCAATTAGTGCGTCCATTTCTTCGGTAGCGTTTGCAATTTTCTGTAGATTTTCTTGCTTGTTCATAATGTAAGTAAATAGACTTTCCTTGTGGGTATCCGTCAACTCAAAACTTTCTTTTTCGCTTGTCATTTGTATTGTATTTTGATTATTAAAAATGTTTGGTATTAAAATTTTCTTGTTCTCAAATGTAGATTTTTGGTAATTTGAAACCTTGTCGGTCTTCCATTCATTACCCACGAATCCAAACTCTTTCGCTTCCGCAAAAGTTAGCCATTCGCCATTGCCACTATTTCGACTCATTAAATCGTTTATTACTTCTTGCTTTACTCCCAAACCTAAGTAAGCTTGGTCTAAAGACTTTTGAACTTTGTTAAGCGTTGCAATGGATTCTTCTAAGTTGTTTACGTTCCCGTATGAGCTTGTCATAGGCTTATGAATCAAATACAACCCTGTTGAATCCATATAAATATCTTCAACATTAGAAGCACTTGAAATAATAGTTGAAGCAGAAGCATTGTATCCTCTTAGATATGTTACTATTTTTGCACCGCTATTTTTAAGTAAGGAATAAATAGCCATAGCGTGCATTACATCGCCACCTAAAGACTGAAGCGTAACTTTAATAGTTTTGGCTTCTATATTCTTAATTGAGTTAAGTTCCTTGGCGATATTGTCAGAGGTGTTTTTCTCGTAATCCTCAAAGTTATCCGCTTCAATATTATAACCAATATCTCCAATAATATTTAGCTCTGCAATTTCGTCTTTAACGACTATATTTAAAAATGGAGTTACATTCATACGGTGTAAAAATAGTGAGTGCCATTTTTATAAATTAAAAATAATTTAATTAATTGCAAATACTCATGATTGTACTTTTACTTTTACCGTACTTCTTGCTTAGCTTAGCGTATAAGCTCATTAGACTATCACAACTTCCATATTGATTATAATAGTCGGCTTTGATTAGCTTGTTTATAAAGGACTTGTCAAACGCTCCTCTTTCGGCTAATTCTAGCGATTGATTAATAAGTTCTTGCTCTCTCGACATTGTTCACTCTATTTTGCATTTTACTGAAATCTTGTTCCACGTTTATTACTCTTAAATCTTGACGTTGTACATTCGTAATTGATTCACTCAAACTTTGCGCTATCTGTGAACTTTGATTGGATAAAGGCATAGGAGTAACTAGTCCGCCCTCAGCAAACATTCTCGGTATCTGCATATTGTTTAACGCTTTCATAAAAGGCACTCCATAGTAATCAACTGCCTTTGTTTTCTGTACAAACTCGCCATGCGAAAGTTTAGCATCTATACTATCACTTGTCCCACTTCCTGCACCTCTAACGTGCCCACCATCAGCAAATTTTTGCTTTTTAATACTTGCTACTTGTGCTAAATATGTAGCCAATAAAATCCCTGATTGCACCCCACCAACAATAAAGTTTGCAGGAATAGGCAAAGTCATTGCATTTGCCCACATCGCCACCATTCCACTAGCAAACGAAATAGCCGATTGTGCTTGTTGCATTTTTTTATTCTTTTCAAACGCTTCTTTTCTAACTGCTTGCGTTTGTTGTTCTGCCTGCTCTTCGTTGATTACTCCACTTTCCAAACTTGATTGAATCGCATCTACTCGCTCCGTTGTTTTTTGTTGCATCACTTGGTTAGCTATGTCAAGAGTTGCACTAATCGCATCCATTGCACCACTATAAGAAGCCTTTGCAACCGCTACTTGTTCCTCAGACATTCCTAACGAATCTCCAATACTTAGACCACCCTCTTTTGGAGTAACTGCCTTATCTGCTGATAAACCTAATTGTTCTAAAGCAATCCCAGCTTCAACTAATCTAGCTTTTAAATCCGCTAGAGCTTGTTTGCTTAACAACTCAGCAGACAAATCGGGGAAAGTAGTGGATGCTGATAATGAATCTATTTCGTTGTTTATTATCTGCATTTCAGCTTCAACAGCTCTTTGCATTTCAGCTAATTTGTCCGCATCGTATTTAGCGGTCAATGCTTTTTGCTCTTCAATGTTACCTTTTGCAAGG